AGACGCCTTATACGAAAATGATAGTGACTCTAGGTCTGCATCAAGAGCAATAGATTTGTATAAAGCAGACAAGGGAATAAAGAATAAAAGATCTAATACTTCTAAAGATGCAGCTAAGGCAGTATCTAAGACAAACGCTAGGAATGAACCTTCTAGTCAAGAGTCAGGAAGTATAAAAGAATCAACTGTGCAAAAAATGACAGCACATCAATACGAGAAAAATGCAGATGCCATCATGGAAGCTATCCGTTCAGGTAAGTTTATATATGATATATCTGGTAATGCTCGTTAAAAGGTATTGACATATCTATACAATAGTGTATAACTATATGTACAATGTAGTTGCGTAGCCCCTTTATGGATTACCTACGCAACATATTAAAAGATAGTACATAAGTATTATCTAGCAAACAACAAAAATAATATAGACTACCTATTATCTTTTGGCCCATTGACGTAGAAGTTGGCCGACTTTTATTACAATGCACCCTATTAGATTTAGCCGCTACATAAAACTTGTTTCGTTTGCATCTGGAAACATGCTAAGGAGAATTAAAATGGCATTTTCAACTGCGGCTGGTTATGGTAATTTACCTAACGGTAACTTCTCACCAGTTATATACAGCAAACAGGTGCAACTTGCGTTTCGCAAAGCATCAGTTGTAGGAGCTGTAACAAACTCTGATTATTTCGGAGAAATCGCTAACATGGGAGATTCGGTTAAAATAATCAAAGAACCCGAAATCACTGTGAAAGCATACTCGCGTGGCACAACTATCCAACCACAAGATCTTGATGATGAAGATTTTTCATTGACCATCGACAAAGCAAATTACTTTGCATTTAAAGTTGATGACATTGAAGAAGCACATTCACATGTTAACTTTCAAGACCTTGCAAGTGATCGTGCCGCTTATCGTTTGGCTGACCAATTTGACCAAGACGTTCTTGGCTACTTGTCAGGTTTCAAACAATCTGCACTACATGGAACATCAGACACAGTTAACGCAACCGTAAATGGTTCAGTTGCTGTATCTAGTGCTGCCACAAACGAACTATTAGCAACTATGTTAGTAGATGCTGCTGACTTTAATGGCGGTACTGCTGGTAACTCTATAATTGCAGTTCCTCGTGCAGGTGGTGATGGCCTTAACACAACTACTGCTGCGGCTTCACCTCTAGCTATCATCTCTCGTATGTCAAGGAAACTTGATCAACAGAACGTTGATACATCTGGTAGATGGCTTGTCATTGACCCAGTATTTGCTGAACTTCTACAGGATGAAGACTCACGTCTTATGAATGCAGACTTTGGTGGATCAGGTTTACAAAACGGATTAATCTTGAACAACGTTCACGGTTTTAAAGTTTATATGTCAAACAATCTTCCTGCAGTAGGAAACGGTGCAACTGGAGCAACAGCTACAGGTAGCACACATTATGGTGTAATCGTTGGTGGTCACTCATCAGCAGTTGCAACAGCAGACTCAATTAATAAAACAGAAACCTACAGAGATCCTGATAGTTTTGCTGATATTGTTAGAGGCATGCATATGTACGGTAGAAAAATATTACGCCCTGAAGCTTTATCTCGTGCGTTTTATGTTTCTGGTTATTAAGGAGGACTGACAAATGGCTACTTATTCATCAAGTTTACAAGCAGTACACAGACCTTCTGCTCCTGCTCCCTACCTAATAAGTAATACTATTGATATTGCTGTAGAAAACACAAATAACGCTGCGGCTCTTGCTGCAAACGATATTTTGCAAGTATTCACAATACCAACAGATACTCTTATTATGGCTGCAGGTTACGAAGTCGAAGCTCTATTGACTGGAGAATCAAACGACACAACATTCAACTTAGGTATCACTACTGCCTCTACAGGCGGTATTGCTGTTGATATTGATGAGTTCGTTGCGGCAATGGACACAGACGCTATGGCGGTTGGTTCCTATGCTACTATGATTCCCGGAGTGTTCCCGAACCTTACTGGTTCTACGGCAACAACTATGGATTTAGAACTTCAAGCTGCTGGTACAGCACCTACAGGTGGTAAAATTCGTGTTTGGATGGTTCTTATGAACATAGACAATCCCGGAAGTTTAGCTGCCAATGAAGTTGATCGTGATCAACTAGCATAACAATACTTAGTGGGGCAGGATTAACTTGCCCCACTTTTTATGACATAGGAGAATAAAAATGGCTGATGCTGTTACGAGTGAAACATTATTAGATGGCCCATCTGATCTTGTTATGAGATTTAGAAATGTAAGTGACGGCTCAGGAGAATCGGCTGTTGCTAAAGTAGATGCTAGTGCGTTAAGTGCTAATGCACATGGAGCTTTAGTATCTAAAGTTATTGTAGAACAAGTATGGTGGAATACTGTAGGTATGTCTGCTGAGTTATTTTGGAATGCAAGTACTAATTTATCTGCTAGAAAAATTAAAATTGACTCTGAGGGATATTCAGATTACCGTCAGTTTGGTGGACTAGTAAACAATGCAGGTAGTGGCGTTAATGGTGACGTACTATTAACTACTACAGGACATAGTTCTGGAGATACTTACGACATTATTGTAGCAATGAAAAAAGTTTATTAATATAGATAGTAGGAAATAACATGGCTGAAACATACCTTACTCTAACAAATAAAGTTATATCAAGATTAAATGAAGTTGAATTAACATCAGCTAATTTTACATCTGCTAGAGGAATACAAGTACAGTGTCAGAATGCTGTCAATGAAGCTATTCGTTATATTAATCAACGAGAATATAACTACCCGTTTAATCATGCTACTGCTACACAGACACTTACAGCAGGTACAGTAAAGTATACTGTTCCTTCCTCAACTAAAGTAATTGATTATAATACATTTAGATTAGTAAAAGATTCTGACTTAGGCAATGGGTCTATTACTCTTAGTCCTTTAAACTATAATGAATATTTAAAAAGTTACGTAGAACAAGAAGATGAAATACAAACTACTACATTAAGTCAGTCGCACACAGACTCCGTTACTACACTAACGGTAGCTAGTACTACAGGCTTTGCAAGTACAGGAACAGTGTTTGTAGGTAATGAAGTTATGACGTATACAGCAGTAGGGTCTTCAACAACTCTTACTGGTGTCACTAGAGCTACAGGTGGATCTACAGCAGCAGCACACGCAAATGGTGTACAAGTTGCACAGTTTGATAGCGGTGGGATACCTAAGTTTGTAACAAGATCTCTTGACAATAACTATATACTATTTCCTTTCCCTACAAAATCTTATTCTTTAAAGTTTGACTACTTTACTTTTCCTGCAGACTTAGCTGCACATGGAGATACAACGACTATACCTGACAGATTTGCTGCAGTTATAGTAGATGGAGCTACCGCTTTAGTGTATCAATATCGTGGAGAAATGCAACAGTATGGAGTTACTTTTGCCAGATTTGAAGACGGCATAAAACACATGCAAACATTACTAGTCAACCGATACGATTATTTAAGATCAACGTTTATACCACGCTCTACAAATTACATAGGGTCACGAACATCAACTAGGATTATTTAATGCCAGATCTAGCCCAGACGCAACACTTTCCGTTTGTATGTGAAGGTGGATTAATCTCTAATCGTTCTACATTTATAATGAGAGCAGGAGAAGCGTTACAATTAGAAAACTTTGAGCCTGATGTAGAGGGTGGATACAGGCGTATTGATGGTTTTAAAAGACACGTTAGATCTATTGTTCCTCAAACAAGTAGTTCTGAAGAGGCTGTATTATTAACTACTTTTTTTGATAATAAAATAATTGCAGCTAGAGGTGAAAAGATTTTTAGTTCTGCTTCTACCGATTTAGGTAGAGGTTCTATAGATAAAATAACTTCTAGTGAAACTATGTCTGGTTCAGGTGTAGTTACAGTTAAAAACACAACAGGTTTTAGTTCTAGCGGTAGTTTTGTAATTGACTCAGAAGAGTTTACTTATACAGGTAAAACAACTACAACATTTACTGGTGTTACTCGTTCTACTAATAGTACGTCTGCTGCTGCTCACGCAGCTACAGGGGATACAAATAGAACAGTAGTATCTGAGACATGGACAGTAAGGGATACAGGCAGAACTAACGCAGGAAAATATTCTTTTGAAAGAATTAACTACGATGGTAATGACAAGATAATACTTGTTGATGGAACAAACGCACCTGTAGTTTTAAACACTTCTTTAGCTACAACAGATGTAAGTACTAGTGCTGTAGCAGGTGCAAGTATTGTAGCTTCATACAGAGAACATATGTTTTACTCAGGTATGTCAAGTACACCTCAAGAGTTAGTGTTTAGTGTACCTTTTGATGAAGATAATTTTACTTCAGGTTCGGGTGCAGGTAGTGTTAAAGTAGATGATACTATTGTAGGATTAAAAGTTTTTCGTGATGCATTATTTATATTCTGTCAGAATAGAATATTTAAATTAACAGGTAGCTCATCTGCTAACTTTGCAGTTACTCCTGTTACAAGAGACATTGGTTGCATAAACGGTAAGACTATACAGGAATTTGCAGGTGATCTAATATTTTTAGGGCCTGATGGTTTACGAACAGTTGCTGGTACACAGAACATTGGCGATGTTAACATTGGTACAATCAGTAGTAATGTTCAGTCTATATTTGATGACAACATCTTAGACTCTGCTGTATTTGAGTCTGTTGTTATACCAGAAAAAACACAGTATAGATTATTTTTTACTAAGACTGCAGGACTAGAAAGTAGAACAGAAGGTATTATCTGTGTACTTAAACCACAACAAAGTGGAAAACCAGCATATGAGTTTTCTAAGCTAAAAGGAATTAAACCTGCATGTACTGACTCATTTATTGAGCAGGGTAACATCTTGATTTTACACGGTGGGTTTGATGGTCACATATATAGGCAAGAAGAAGGCAACGATTTTGACGGGGTAGCAATAGACGCAAAGTATCGTAGTTCTGATTTAACTATGGATGATCCCGGAATAAGAAAACATATGAAAAGGGTTATAGTTAACTTTAAACCTGAATCTACTATTGACGCAGACTTGTTTGTGCGGTATGATTATGAAAGTGCTGAATCATCTAGACCAGCAGCATACCCATTAGATTCAACCGACATTGCTGGTGTATATGGAATATCTGTTTATGGTGGGCCAACTTATGGTGGTGCATCTCAACCACTTGTAAGACAGCCAGTAGAGGGATCAGGATTTGCGGTAGCATTAAGAGTTAATGATAGTGGGCTAACAGCTCCATACTCATTAAAAGGTTTTCAATTAGAATTTGACTTAGGAGCTAGAAGGTAAATGGGAGCAACTTATACAAGACAGTCTTCGTATACGGATGGAGATGTAGTACAAGCAGCAGACACTAACGATGAGTTTGATCAATTACTAGCTGCATTTGCTGCGTCTACAGGACACACTCACGATAATACTACAGGAGAAGGTGGCCCAATAACTAAGCTACTTGGTACTTCTATTACCATAGGTGATGCTACAGCAGGTACAGACATAACAGTAACATTTGATGGACAATCAAATGATGGTGTATTAATATGGATGGAAGACGAAGACTACTTTAGATTTTCTGATGACATATTAATTGATACTACAGAAAAAATACAGTTCCGTGACACGGCAATATACATTAACTCTTCAGCAGATGGACAACTAGATCTTGTAGCTGATACAGAAATACAGATAGCAGCTACTACTATAGATATTAATGGTGCTGCTGATATATCAGGCAACCTAGCAGTAGGTGGTAACTTAACAGTAGCAGGTAATGCAACGGTTACAGGTACTACTACATTTAATGGTGGCACACTTACATTAGGTGACAGTGCGTCAGACAATGTTGTGTTTGGTGCAGATGTAGACTCAAACATTATACCTGATGACGATGACACATATGACTTAGGTAGTGCTAGTCAAGAGTGGCGTAACATCTTTATAGATGGCACAGCTCACATTGACACACTTGACGTTGATGTCAATGCTACAGTAGCTGGTACACTAGGTGTTACTGGAGCCATAACAGGTTCAAGTACAATAGTTGGTACTACTATATCAGCAAGTACAGCATTTGTTCCTACAATAGCTG